CTACTTCAAACAATTGTGATTGACCAAAAGAAGCCAGTAGATCTAAAGCCAATCAACGTGTATGATATTACTATGCATGCGGCTGACGCCGTTCTTTCTGGTGGTGTTCGTCGTTCGGCTACAATTTGTCTTTTCTCTCCTGATGATGAAGAGATGATGAATGCTAAGACTGGTAATTGGTTTATTGACAATCCACAACGCGGCCGTTCGAACAACTCAGCTGTCATCGTTCGTGGTGAAGCTAAAAGAGAAGAATTTGCTAAGCTGATGGAATCAGTAAAACAGTTTGGTGAACCAGGATTCGTCTTTGTTGAGTCAACAGAGCATACCACTAATCCATGTGTTGAGATCGGTATGTTCCCACAGATTGATGGAGAGTCTGGTTGGCAGGGTTGTAATCTGACCGAGATCAATGGTGGCATGTGTAAGACAGAAGAAGATTTCTATAAAGCATGTCGTGCCGGTGCCATCCTTGGTACTATTCAAGCCGGATACACCGATTTTAAGTTCTTAGGTCCAACATCGAAGAAAATCTTTGATCGTGAAGCACTCCTTGGTGTTTCTATTACAGGATGGATGAATCAACCCGATATTCTATTCAATCCAAAAGTTCTAGAAAAAGGAGCCAAGATTGTCAAAGAAGTCAATAAAGAAGTTGCATCCATTATTGGTATTAATCCCGCTGCTCGTACTACTTGCGTTAAGCCAAGCGGTAATGCATCAGTTCTTCTACAAACCGCTTCTGGAATTCATGCTGAACACTCAGACATGTATATCAGAAACGTGCAAATGAATAAAGAATCAGAAGTAACACAAGCAATTATTAAATCAAATCCTTATATGGCTGAAGAGTCTGTGTGGTCTGCTTCTGGTACTGACGTTGTAGTGTCATTCCCAATCATTCCACACAAGGGTTCTATTCTCAAAGATGAACTCCTTGGCGTTACTCATCTTGAGAAAGTCAAACTGGCTCAGAAACACTGGGTTGTAGCTGGTACGAACGAAGAACTTTGTGCAGACAAAGGTATTCGGCATAACGTATCAAATACAATCATTGTTGACAACTGGGATGAAGTAGAAGAATACGTATTTAAGAATCGTAATTCTTTTGCCGGTATTTCATTCTTGTCAATGAGTGGTGATAAAGACTATAATCAGGCTCCAAACACTGCAGTGATTGATTCAAAGAGAATGGTAAAGACCTATGGTGATGCCGCAATCTTTGCTTCTGGTCTTGTCGTTGATGCTCTCAAAGTATATAATAACTTGTGGGATGCTTGTTCTACAGCTCAAGGCTTTGGTATCGATATCTCTCTTGAGTCTGCCGATAACTCAGCACGTGCTGACTGGAATCGTCGATTCAAAAACTTTGCCGATAACTATTTGGATGGCAATATTAAGAAAGCAGAACATTGTTTGAAAGATGCTTATCTTCTACATAAATGGAATAAGATTCAAGCAAACCTCAAGCCAATTGATTGGAAAGATGGTTTGACCGAAAAGAAATATACCGATGTGGATACACTCGGTGCTGCAGCATGTGCCGGTGGAGCTTGTGAAATTGACTTCTAATGTACCATCACCTTGCATACAGGTGTGTACAATTATTGATGGTTTTTGTATTGGGTGTGAACGCTCTGCAAAAGAGATTGCAGAGTGGTTCAAAGCTACAGATGAAAGAAAACTAGAGATCTTAGAAAGGATCCGTCAATGAACGAATATCGTATAGAGTGTCATGCGTGTGATGATGAAATGACTGTGATATGCGGTACAGACGTTCCAGCTTTTTGTCCGCTTTGTGGAGAAGAAGATCTGGTCGTGACAAGAATGGATGAAGAACTTGATATTGAGGTTGAAGACGAGTAATATATACTCGTATGTGGTATTATAATGATAAAGAATTTAACGACACTCCTGAAGAATACCAAGGGTTTGTTTATCAAATTACTGAGATCGATACCGGTAAAAAGTATATCGGTAAAAAGAATTTTTGGAAACCAAAAACACTACCCAAAAATTCAAAGAGATCTAGACGAGTACGGACTCGAGTTGAGTCCGACTGGAGAACTTACTTTGGTTCGAACAAAGAAGTCCAGTTACTTGTCGAAGAAAAAGGTATAGATAATTATGAGCGAATAATTCTTAAGCTTTGTAAAACAAAGGGTGAGATGAGTTATTACGAAGCAAAAGAACAATTTGATAGAGATGTTCTTTTTAGCGACGAATATTACAATGAATTTATTGGGTGTAAGATACACTCAAGACATGTAAAAGGATAAATAAGGTTATGCAATATGTACATGAAGTCCTTGACAAGGCAAGAAAAGCCCGGCATAAAGCTGATAAAGTTCGTATCTTAAAAGACAACGAATCTTGGGCATTGAAAGATATTTTGCGTGGTACATTTGAAACTACGCTTGAATGGAATTTACCCGGGGGCGAACCACCCTACACACCCAGCGAACCCCACAACGCACCGGCCAATCTTCTCAAAGAACATACACAGTTTGTATACTTCGTCAAGGGATTCAAGGAGTCTAACAGGCTGACTCCTGTGAAGCGCGAAAGTATATTCATCGGTTTGATAGAGGGTATTCACCCTGAGGACGCTAAGCTCGTCATTAATATGATAAACAAAGAAAAACCAGAAGGCATCACTCGTAATATAGTACAGGAGGCATTTCCCAATCTATTGCAGGATTGATGTCACAACCCTAACCGGAGACAATAAATGCCAGCAATTCAACTCGAACGACTACGTAACGATATTCTTGAATTAGACCAATATATCTTTAAACTTCAATCAAGGGGATCGTTAGATCGAGTTAAGAAACTCTTAGAAAAGAAATCATTCTTGGAAGAAAGGTTAGCAGCAGTCATTTAATTGTTTACATTGCCCCTGTTCTGTGATATAATATACATATCATTTGAACAGGGGTTTTTACTATGAATATTTTTGTTTTACACGAGGATCCGGTTGTAGCGGCTCAATTACAATGCGACAAGCATGTCGTCAAAATGATTGTCGAGTCAGCTCAAATGTTGTCAACTGCTCATCGTATTCTTGACGGTACTGTTCAAATTGCTCCATCAAAATCTGGTAAACGGATGGTAAAACATTATCGGTTGTTTGAAGATCCTGAAATGGATCAGATACTCTATAAAGCTGTACACCATAAACATCCGTGTACTGTATGGACGATGGAGTCAGCCGATAATTATCTTTGGCATTGGCGTCACTTCGAAGCTCTTTGCGAAGAGTATACATATCGGTATGGTAAAGTCCATGCGACTTCTTTGTTGAAGTCTCCATTGTGGACTTTGCCGCATAATATACCTATGGTAAAGAGAACTCCGTTTAAGTTGGCAATGAAGTCAAATCCGGAGTGCATGTTCCCAGAAGATCCGGTACGGTCATATCGGATGTTCTATCAGACAAAACAAGATCGCTTCAAAATGACCTGGACGAAGCGTGACCAACCGTGGTGGTTTAATAATGTACACAGCACTTGATCGTTATAAAATTCTACAAGATGAAATAAAAAAGCTTGAAGCTCAACTGCAACCTCATGACACCGGTCATATCAGTACAGCAATTAGTGTATTAGGTAAACGGTGTATCGAACTTGAAGAGGAAATCAATGCCCGTCTACACGCTACGCGATAATAAGACTGGAACCGAATGGGATGTCAATTGTAGTTTTGATGAACTACAAACTATCCTTGACGAACTTCCTGACACATCTCGTGTTTGGAAACCGAATAATTTTATTACGCAACATGGTTCTATACATAGTAGAACCGATACAGACTTCCGTAGTCACCTCAAAGCAATTAAAAAGAAATATCCTGGGAACACGATTGACAACTCATGAGCAATAACTCTTCACGCGTAAAGGCCGGTGATCTTTACGAATTTGATGCTATCACTAAGAATCAAGAGAAGACTTTCAATCTTTGGGATGAAGGTGAAAATCTTGTGTTGATGGGATCTGCTGGTACCGGTAAAACATTCATTGCTTTATATTTGGCTCTTGATGAATTACTTCAAAAAGATACACCATATGATAAAGTGATTATTGTGAGATCTGTAGTACCAGTACGTGAAGTTGGTTATCTCCCAGGAAAATTAGAAGAAAAAACAGCAGCCTTTGAAGCACCATATAAAGCAATTTGTGAAGAACTCTTTGCTACACAAGCTGCTTATAATAAGATGATTTCAAGTCATCAGATTCAGTTTGAGACAACATCATTTATCCGAGGAAGGACATTTGATCGAGCAATCATCATCGTCGATGAAATGCAGAACCTAAACTTCCACGAACTTGATTCAGTCATGACTCGAGTTGGTGAAAACTGTCGGATTATTTTTGCCGGAGACTATCTTCAGTCAGACTTTCAACGAGAAGGTGAGAGAGATGGATTGATGAAGTTTATAAATATAATTGAGAGGATGAATAACTTCTCAGTTGTTCAGTTTGGATGGGATGATATTGTTCGCTCCGGTATTGTCCGCGATTACATCGTCACTAAGGAGATGTTAGGACTCAGATAAATGTTAAGATATTTTGTGGCTATGGCATTGTTAGTCACGCCTGCATACGCAGTCGAATGGTTTGGTAAACCAGTTCAATGCGACACAGCTAGTGCTGTAACAAGACTCATGAAAGAAAGAAACCAAGAACCACTCTTTGCTGGTATTGGTCACGTAAAAGTAGGAATTGATGATCCAGTAGTACATATGCCGGTGATGGTCTTTGCAAATACAGAAGATAAAACATATCACGTGATAGAATACAACATGGGATCTAACCAAGT